ATCTTACCTCTCTTGATTGCATAGGAAAGAGGCCAGCACTAAGCCAGCCTCTTGTTAGATACAATCCTTGTTAGGCTTATTCGGTAGCTTCGCTGATCCCTTCCTTGGCCAGCAATTCCTTGATCTGGCGGACCACACCGACAGGAATAACTTTGTCGTGAATACCCTTGGCTTCCTTCTTCTTGATGGTATCCTCTGCCTGCGCCTTGGCGTTCTTGTTCAGCAAGGCATAGAGCAGGCCAGTGAAGTCGGTTGCCTTGGGTTCGGCAGGCGGGGAAAATTCCCAGAAGGGTTCCTTGCTAATCGCCTTGACCATATCGGCAGTCAACTTGGTTTCAGTGTAGGTGAAAGCCTTGGCCTTGGTATCCCAAGCAAATCCAAGCAAGGCTTGCGAGTAGTTGACAAGGGCTTGGGCATAGTAGCCTTCGACCTCATTCGTGATTCGGGTCATAAGCTTTGCCGCCTGTGCCACGTTACCAGAGGCAAGCCATTGGCGAGCAATCGACAGGATCAGGGATTGAATGTCCTTGCGGAACCCTGCCCCGCGCTTGGCAAGCATAGGGATAGCCTTTTCAATGTCCTCAAAGGACATATTGCCAGTATATTTCATGATGGTAGTTTCCTTTTATTTGAGGGAAAAGAGTTTCATTCCCTTAGCCTTGCTAACAGAGCTAAAGCTAAGACTGTTGATAGACCCATAGCTGTTGCCATACGTCAAGACACCGGCCAAGGGATCACCCTTGTTAGTGCCTTTGGGAAACCTTGCCGCAACACTGGCGTTCAAGGCGTTACGCTGTTTCTTGGAAGGCATAAGATACCTCTTAGCTAGACTAATAATGTCCTTTGATTAAGACACTAATATATCTAGCTACTTACTAGCTAAGGCTTGGGCGTTAGGACAACAGACAATAGCCCATTCAAGGGACAGCAAGTCATAGCCTAGACGCCTAGTTTCCTAGCGTTCAATAGCTAACTCGACTGCATAGGCAGGGCTTGCGCTTAACCTATCATTTACGGCCGCCATGGCACGACACCATAGCAATCGCAGTCTTATGAGTAGTCACCTTGTCTTGGTGACAGGATAGGCAGGACGTACTGCCGGACCCTTAGACTTGCAGGCTACCCCCTGTCAGGACCAGCTAGGCGCTGGTTGCCTTATGGTTTAGCGAGTGCCGGAACCCTGTCCCTTTCGCCATGAACAAGAGATAGGTCATGCAGACAGGCATTGCAAGTAACATATTATTTCAAGACTGTAACAATACGTGATCACTTACGCGAAGAAAGAAAGAAAGAAAGAACGGGCGCGCGTAACACAGGGCACAGGGATAAGTAAAGTAACAAAATGTTTCAAGTATGAAATGTAATGGTGATTAACATACTAAAAGAGTAGGAAATAAGCGAGTGCTTATGTTGTAATAATGTCACATATACCAATAGTTTATGTATAAGCAGGTGCTTACTTGCGGCAATACCACATAAACCAAAGGTATAGAGGCATAAACTTTAGTTATAGAGAGCAATATTATCGCGTATAAGCAGAAGCTTATGAGCATAGCACATAGCATTGCACAGGGGAAGTCTCTTGGAGGGCCACCAAGGGGGTGTGGGGGTACGTCTGGTTCATAGGAAATACCCCTTAAAATTATCTCACAGAAATTACCATGGTTTGAGGAACCCTCGGCCCGTCATAGTATTCCTTCTAAGTATTCCCTTAAGGAACTCTATGAGCTATCTCCCTATGTACTACGTAGATTAATACCTCTTATTACTTCGTAAGCTACCATAGGGCCTACCTTAAGGTATATACCTATAATATTATATTACTATAGAAGAGTAGCCTTAAGTACTACCTTATAGTATCTTAGGGTAACAGAGATTTCTTGTCTAGTCAATATAAATATTTTACAAGGTCTTGTCGATTTAACTTGACAATAAGCCTCACTTGTGTTAGAATTACTGTATTGATGAATTATTGGGAGAACCATGTCCTTTGTCTATCCTTACCTACAAAGACCTTTACAACTCCAGAAACAACATGCTCCTTCGGGAAGTCTTCTGTGAGTACAACCCCGACGCCCTCTTGACTGTAGACAAGAACGGTAAGGACGGTAAGATTTGTCTATTCAAACTTTACATGACCCATGCTGTAGACGACCCATCTGAGGTCACCTTTGCTGAGGAAGTATTCGGAGACCTGTTCTTCTGGCAGAACCTCACAGAGTCCGTGTTCTTTAAGAAACACGCCGAAGAGTGGAGATTCCTTGCGGCCACCAAGCGTAAGCAAGCAGCCTTCAAAGCTATTATTGAAGAAGTCAAGAACAATGGTAAGTCCAGCTTTACTGCCGCCAAGTACCTGATCGAGGAGCCTTGGAAGACTGGTAATGCTATGGAACGTAAGCGTAACAAGAAGATGGTATCCGACTCTGCTGACATCGCATTCAATGAGTCTACCATTCAATCTGATATTAAACGTCTGAGAGAAGATGGCGTCCTTAACTAATAGAACTCTTGTTCAGGAAGTAAGAGAAGCAGCAGAAGCTGATCTTCTGTTCTTCATCAAGCTTATCGCTCCTGAGCAAGTACTGGGTGCCTGCCACGAAGAGGTAACCAAGTGGTGGACCAGAGAAGACGCTTCCACCCACCAACTACTACTCTTCCCCCGTGACCACCAGAAGTCCCGTCTGGTAGCCTACCGTGTTGTCTGGGAACTAACCAAAGACCCTACCCTAAGAGTCTTGTATATCTCAGCTACAGCGAACCTTGCAGAGAAGCAACTCTCATTCATGAAGTCCCTGATGACTTCTGATATCTATCGTCGCTACTGGCCCGAGATGGTCCACCCAGACGAAGGCAAGCGTAAGAAGTGGTCTGTGTCTGAAATTATGGTAGACCACCCTAAGCGTGAGAGTGAGAAGGTCAGAGACCCCTCTATCTTCACCGCAGGTCTAACCACTACGATTACTGGTATGCACTGTGACATCGCTGTTATGGATGACGTGGTGATCTACGAGAACGCCTACTCCCGAGAAGGTAGAGACAAGGTTAAGAGCCAGTACTCCCTGCTCTCGTCTATTGAAGGCGCTAACGCCCGTGAGTGGGTTGTGGGTACCAGATACCACCCTGCCGATCTTTACTCTGAACTAATGTCAATGACTCAAGACAGCTACGATAGTGAGGGTGACCTTGTCGGTTCAGAGTCAATCTACGAGGTCTACGAGAAGGCTGTAGAGTCTAGAGGCGATGGTACCGGAGAGTTTCTCTGGCCCAAGCAACAGCGTAAAGATGGTAAGTGGTTTGGCTTCGACCAGAAGATTCTAGCCAAGAAGCGTGGCCAGTACCTTGATCGTGGACAGTTCAGAGCACAGTACTACAACGACCCCTCTGACCCAGATAACGTACCAGTTACTAGAGATAAGTTTCAGTATTATGAAAGAAAGTTTCTAAGTCAAGAGAACGGCTATTGGTACTTCCGTGGTAAACGTCTAAACGTCTTCGCTGCGGTGGACTTCGCTTTCAGTCTGTCCAAGAAGGCTGACTACACCGCCATTGTTGTGACGGGTATAGACAGTGAGAACCAAATTTACGTCTTGGACATTGATCGTTTTCGTACTGATCGTATTAGTGAATATTTCGACCACCTACTCCAACTATCGAATAAGTGGGGATTTAGAAAACTTAGAGCAGAAGTTACGGTCGCTCAAGCCGTCATTGTTCGACAACTAAAAGAGATGATCAGGGATAATGGTTTGGCTATCTCCATTGATGAGCACAGACCGCAAGCCAAGAGTAAAGCAGAGCGTATCCTAGCTATTCTCGAACCTCGCTACGATATGGGTAACATCTGGCACTACAAAGGTGGTGAGTGCCAAACACTAGAGGAAGAACTCTCTAGCCGTAATCCAGCCCATGACGATATCATTGATGCCTTTAGTAATTCTATCGACATCTCAGTAAAACCAACAAGAAACATAAACTCAGAACGTAAGTCCTCCATTGATTGGACCCAGTTCAGATTCAGAGGTCAAGCGGCTTAATGGCAGGTACTGTCCTAGACATCGAAAGCATTATCCACGCAGACATCTTGGCTTCCGAGGTTTCTAACAAGTGGATGGAATGGAATAGCTTCCGTTCTAGCTGGATTGAACAGAAGAAAGAACTACGTAACTACCTTTACGCCACGTCTACCAAGACGACTGGTAACGCCTTGCTGCCGTGGTCTAATACGACTACCACCCCTAAGCTTACCCAGATCAGCGATAACCTCCACGCCAACTACATGGCCACCCTGTTCCCGCAGAACAAATGGATGAAGTGGGAAGCTCTGGATAAAGAGTCTGGAACCAAGCTCAAGAGGGATATCATCCAGTCCTATATGGACAATAAGATTCGTCAGTCCAACTTCACCACTGTCGCTTCCAAGCTAGTCCAAGACTATATCATCTATGGTAACTGCTTTGCTACGGTAGAGTTTGAGAAGACGTTCCGTAAAAAGAAGGATGGGACTCAGGTTCTTGATTACGTAGGCCCTAAGCTGGTTCGTATCAGCCCCTATGATATCTGCTTCAACCCTACGGCGGCGTCCTTCGACAAGACCCCTAAGATTGTCAAGTCTATTATGACTCTTGGTGAGGTGAAGAAGTTTATTGATGACACTGGTAATACCGCCTACCAAGCCGTCTTCGACAAAATGATCTACGCCCGTAATGCCGTTAAGGGTGGTGACGCTGATGTCTCTAAAGGTAATGCCTATACCGCTGATGGTTTCACAGACATCAAGAACTACTATGATTCTAACTATGTCGAGATTCTAACCTTCTACGGAGATATCTACGACTACAGCAACTCTCTTCTACTTAGAGATAGAATCATTACTGTTGTCGATAGGGCCTACATCCTAGAGAATGTAGAGCAACCTATGTGGTCTGGTAAGTCTCCAATCTTTATGGCTGGCTGGAGAGAGCGCCCTGACAATCTTTACGCTATGGGGCCTCTAGACAATCTTGTTGGTATGCAATACCGCATCGACCACCTAGAGAACCTTAAAGCAGACGTGTTTGATCAGATTGCCTACCCCATCCAGAAGATCAAAGGTGAGGTTGACGACTACGACTTTTCTCCCGGCTCTAGAATCTATGTCGGTGAAGAAGGTGATGTGTCTTACCTCGTACCAGACGCTACAGCACTACAAGCAGACTTCCAGATCAGAACTCTAGAAGATAAGATGGAAGAGATGGCTGGTGCTCCTAGACAAGCTATGGGTATTCGTACCCCCGGAGAGAAGACCGCCTTTGAGGTGCAGCAACTCCAGAACTCCGCCTCACGAATCTTTGAACATAAGGCTGCCCACTTCGAGAGGGTCTTCCTTGAGCCAGCCCTTAACGCTATGCTCGAACTCTCTACCCGTAATCTAGACATGATTGATAATATCGAGATTGTCGATCCTAACTCAGGCGTTACCGTCTTCCGTCAGATCAAGAAAGAAGACATCTCCGGTAATGGTAAGATTGTTCCTATGGGTGCTCGCCACTTCGCAGAGAAGGCTCGTAGAGTACAAAGCTTGAGTACCCTATGGCAGCTTAAAGCAACTGATCCTAGTGTAGCTGCCCACCTGTCCGGTAAGAAGTTTGCCCAGATTCTTGCAGAAGAGTTGAACGAACCGGACCTCTTCGGTGAGAATATCGCAGTAACTGAGCAGATGGAAACTCAGATGGCGGCTCAAGATCATGAAGCAGATGCTATGCAGCAAATGCAGATCGCAGCAGATAATGGGTTGTAATGGACTCCAGATGGTCTAAGGCTGGCTTCACCAGAGAAGAGACTCGTAGGTTTATTCCAGCCCTTAACGCACTAAAAGAAATCTTAGAGACCGACTTCCTTAAAAAAGAATCGGTCCGAGACTACTCCCCCGGATGGGAGTACAAACAGATTGCAGTAAATGAGTACAACTCAGTACTGCAAGATATCCTAAAGCTCGTAACCATAGAGAAGGACTAAAATGCTTTTTGAGGACCAAACCAAGGGTCAAGACGGCAATCAACCCCAACAGACTCAAACCCAAGTAGACTGGCTGGCTAAGATTGTGGAGGTGAAGGGTGAGGCGTTCAAGGACCCTCAAGTACTCGCTAAATCCAAACTAGAGTCGGATAACTTTATCGGTGAACTTCAACGTCAAGTAGAAGAACTTCGTACCGAACTGAGTAAGGAAGAGTACGCTAAAAAGCTCCTAACCGAATTGCAAGGCAGGCGGCAAGACCCCAATGCAAACCTTGCACCGAAAGACGGGGAGACTAAACCGAGCGACACCAAGCCGGAACTTAGTGAAGATGTAATCAAACGCCTAGTCGAACAGACGCTGACTCAACGAGAACAGGCCAGCACCTCCACCCAGAATACGAGGCTTGTGCAAGAAAAGCTACAAGAGAAGTACGGGACAGAGGCTAAAGCTTACGTTGAGAAGAAGGCCCAAGAACTTGGGATGAGCCTAGAAAGACTATCCAGTCTTGCCGCTGAGTCCCCTACCGCCTTCATGACGTTGATTGGAGAACCTGCCCAAGAGTATAAACCTCTGGTTTCTGGTACGATCAATACGTCTTCAGCCGCCTATTCGAATCCTGCGGAGAAGAACTGGGAATACTACCAGAATCTTCGTAGAACTAACAAGCAACTTTACTTTGACCCCAAGACGCAACAACAAATGCTAAAAGATAAGATGCGCCTTGGCGACCGCTTTGGAAATTAAGGAGAAACTTAAATGAGTGGTATGACTACTGGAAATATGAGTCAACTTACTCGCTCGGAACTTTGGTCCTCGGAACTCAAAGAAATCCTGCGCGATGAGATGATGGCTCAACGCTATGTCAAAATGCTTGACGGCTTCCCGGATGGTGACACGTTTACGATCCCGTCTATCGGCCAACTGCAAGTTGACAACTACGAAGAAGATACGGACGTTCTGTTCCGCCCGATGGATACTGGTGAGTTCCAATTCACCATCACTGAGTACCTGTCGAGTGCTTCGTACATCACCAATAAAGCAAAGCAAGATGCCTTCTATGCTGCACAGCTTGAGGCCGCATTTGTTCCCGAACAGGAACGCGCGATCATGGCCCACTTTGAAGCCACGACCCTTGCCGCTGCTGAAGCTGGTATCTCCGCTAACTCCAACAACTCTATCGACTCGATTGAGCACCGTTGGGCTGGTGGTGGTTCTGGTGCTGTGATTACGGTATCCGACTTCGCTCGTGCTCGCTATGCCCTCAAGAAAGCCAATGTGCCAGATACCAATCTGATTGCCATTGTCGATCCCTCGGCAGAGTACACCATTAACACCCTGTCGAACCTTGTTTCGGTTGCCGATAATCCCCGTTGGGAAGGCATCGTTTCGAGTGGTATTGCGACTGGTATGAAGTTTGTTAAGAACATCTACGGCTTTGACGTTTACACGTCGAACTACCTTAAGGATGTCACTGACGGTGCTCTGCCCACTGCGGCTGATGCTAACGTAGACTTCTCTACCGTTAATGGTAAAGCCAACCTGTTCTTCTCGGCAGCTTCTAACGTGATGCCCTTTGTTGGTGCATGGCGTCAAGCCCCTAAGGTTGACTTCGAGTACAACAAGAACAAGCAACGTGATGAATATGTTACTACGGCTCGTTATGGCGTCAAGCTGTACCGCCCTGAGAACATGGTCAGTATCGTTACTAAGACTAACGTGTAATAGGAGGACAACTAGATGTCTTACACTAACGCTGACGGTCTCCGTGTTCTTACCGGCCTTGATATGGCCGCTGAAAAAGCGCAGGGTGTCTCTGCTTCCGGTATGAGCCAAGTGCTCGTAATGGATATCACCCTGACTGCTCTCGGCACTTCCTTCGGGAGTTCGAACATCGACCTTAACAACCCCTACATCCCTGCTGGCTCGCTTATCAAGCGCGCTGATCTTGTGATGACTACGGCAGGTACTTCCGGTGGTTCGGCTACGCTGACCATTGGTACCTACAACTCTGCCGGTACTGCTATCGACGCAGATGGTATTGATGCAACGGTCGCTTTGACCGCCATTGATGCTATTGGTGAGACTGTGCGCTGTGACGGCGCTCATCTGACCACTGGTGGGTATGTCGCAGAGAACGCCTACATTGGTGCTATCTACGCTACCGCAGCCTTCACCGCTGGTGTTGGTAAGCTGTACATCGAGTACATCAAGGTCTAACCTAACTAAGGGGGCTGCTTAACGGTGGCTCCCACACCCTTAGGAGATAACATGCCCGCCCACTCAGCACTTACTGGAACTGATCTTCACGAACCTAAAGGTGTAGCTGCTGCTGCCTCAGGTAAGACCTACCTATCGGACGGCCTTGGTAGCGGTTCATGGGTAGTCCCTCCGTATACCCTTACAGCGGTCATAGATGACGTTTCTACAGCCTCTTCCGTGTATCTGGCTACCCCCTATGCCGGAACAGTCACTAAGGTTGTAACGGTGCTTGCAGGCGCTCTAACAGGCGCTGACTCTACCATTACTGTTTCAAACTCTGCCGGTGCGTCTATGGGCACTCTTACCGTAGCCTACTCAGGCTCTGCTGCCGGTGATATCGACACCCTAGAGCCAGTGTCCAACAACACCGTGGCTAGCAACAGTCGAGTACTTGTTCAAACTGATGGCGCTTCGTCTGGTACGGCTAAACTTTTTGTAACTGTGTACATTCAAGGTTCGTAATAATGAAGAGAACCCTGTTGTCTATGGTTCAGAGTGTCCTCTCTGATATGGACTCTGAGCCGGTTAATAGCATCTTTGACACTGAAGAGGCGCAACAGATAGCCTCAGTATTCAGAGATACCTACTTCAACATTGTTGCTGCTAGAGATACCCCAGAACACGATCGGCTATTAAAACTTACAGCACTATCCGATGTAGACCTACCGGTACTTCTTGAGTACCCAGAGAACGTTAAAGAGATTCGACTGTTCGAGTATAATGGGAAGGAAGTCTATTGGAAGGACCCCATCAAATTTCTAGACGGCCTCCCCAATGCTGATGAAGCTGATGTAATCTCATTTATTGACCCTACCAGTGGCATCACTCTTACCGCTAGAAACAGCAAAGACCCTCGGTACTACACCTCCTTTGATAACCACTACGTTGTATGCGATAGTTACGACAGTGCTGTTGACTCCACCCTGCAAGAGAGTAAGACCAGATGCTGGGGCACCAAGTACCCAACGTTTACTGTGTCTGACGCCTTCGTACCGGACCTTACTGAAGTAGCCTTCCCCTATCTATTAGCAGAAGCTAAGTCGGTTTGTTTCAGTATCTTTAAATCTGGTAGTGACCCTAAAATTGAACAAGCTAGTAGAAGACTAAAGAATGGAATCCAGAGTGACCGATTTAAAACTAGAAGAGACAATCGAAGAAACCTATACGGTAGACGTTAATCTAGAGGCTCAGTTGGCTAAGGTTAGTTCTGAAAAGCAAAAGGCTGAGTTCGTTGTCGGTAAACCTAGGTCGGCTATGTTTTTCAGTGTTAGGACTACTAAAGGAGTTGTACCAGCAGTTCTGTCTGGAAAGTTCACATCGTTAGAGTCAGGTATCAAAGCTGTAGTAGATCACGTCAAGAACTCTAAAGAATCTTTCGCTGTTAAATCTGATAGACTCCACGTAGAGCGCCAGAAGAGAAAAGATGCAGAACCTAAACCAGAGAACGGTTAATAACCTTATCAAAGGTCTTATCACAGAGGCTGGGGAGCTCACATTTCCTGAAGGCGCCTCTATTGATGAGCTTAACTGTGTGCTGTCTAGAGATGGCTCCAGATCACGTAGGCTTGGTTTGGAGTTTGAGGATGGCTATTCTCTGTCGTCTTTTGCAGTAGACCCGGATAAGGTCTTCTCTGTTGGTGAGTGGGCTAACCCCGGTGGAGTTCCGGGTCTGAACTTTATGGTCGTTCAGGCCGGTAGTACTCTTTACTTCTTTAATAGTGGGCAAGCACCCTATAGCGATAAGTACACAGGCTTGTCTGTAGACCTATCCGCCTATCAAATTGCTGGCAAAGACGCTGGTTTGGTGGCCGCCCAGCTTACCAGTATCTCTGCGTCACTTGTCGTTGCCAGTGAGGCTATTAATACCATCTACCTATCTTACGATGGTTTGGTTATATCAGAGACTCAAATCAATTTCAGGATTAGAGACTTTGATTGGATGTCAGATATCTGTGATCTTACAGATAAGATTCCCAATGCAAGTGTCACGGCTATCCGTAAATATGACACATTAAACTCCGGTTGGGTAGGCAACAACGGCACCACTGTCGATAGGTGGTCTGGTATCACGGCTCCTTCAGGCGGTGGTTTCGATGCGTTGCAAACATACAATTCTAGTAGAACTGCTTGGCCTCCGCTGACCCATCCTTGGTATAGTGGTAAAAACTCCTCTGGGGATTTCAGTCTTTCTGAGTGGGAAAAGGTATACTCAGGTTCAAGCCTGATTGGTAACGGCCACTTTGTTCTCGACTTCTTTGATAAAGACCGTAACACCGTCTCAGGTATGACTGGCATTCCAACTGAAACTGAGACTTCTAGATTCTCTGCTGTAGCAACGTATGCCTCCAGAGTATTCTACGCGGGACTTAGCTCTAATGAGAATAGTGGTAAAGTCCTGTATAGCCGTATTATCGAGAGCATTAAAGAAAGCTCTAGTTGCACAGTTATCGGTGAGTGTTTCCAACAGAACGATCCTGTAGCAGAATACTACAGTGACCTTCTGGACACTGATGGCGGTGTAATTCACATCCCAGAAGCCTACGGAATTAAAAAGCTCTATACCCACAACCAGTATCTCTATATCTTTGCAGAAAATGGGGTCTGGGTTATCTCTGGGGCAGATAACTCCTTTACAGCTACAAGCTACTACGTGGCTAAGGTGTCAAACGTGGGTATCTATACGGCATCTAGCTTTGTGGCGGCAGAAGGTGTTCCGTTCTGGTGGTCTAAGTACGGTGTTCACACCTTCGCTTACGATGAGACCTCCGGGTTTCCTGTGGAACAAAATCTATCTATTCAAACTATACAAAGCTTTTGGGACAATATTGATACCACAGCTAAGGAAAGAGTTGTCGCCTCCTACGACAGAGTGAACAAACAAATCTTCTGGCTCTACCCAGAGAACGGCGAGGCAGCCCTAAATAAACGAACCAGAATTATAGTTCTTGATATTCCACTACAGGCCTTCTACCCTTGGAAACTAGGAGACTCCACTACGTACGCTATGGGTCTTTTCTTCTTCGATGCTTACGGTAGTGAAGAGTTCGAAGACACTGTGGTAGACGAGCTTGGAGACGATGTAGTTGACAGCTCAAGTAGCACTGTCTGGGTAACAGGATTTGATAGGATTAGGGGAGCCAGCACTCAACTGGGTGTCCTGACCTATAGTGCTGGATTTCTAACTGTATCTGCTTTTTCTGCCAAGACTTTCTTAGACTGGACTACCGAAAACTACGATAGTTTTGTAGAAGCTGGCTACGACTTTGGAGGCGACCTACTGTTAAAGAAGTCTACACCTTATGTGACTGTATACCTGAGGTCTACTGAAGAGGGCTACACGTATGCGCTAGAGCCTATAAACCCCTCCGGCCTATTCCTAGAGGCGTATTGGGACTTCAAGGATTACTCATCTACAAGACAACAAGCTTACCTACCTAAGCCAACCCCAGTTGCTAACGCTTCCGATCTTTCTGACACAGGTCAGAACAAATCAGTTGTAACTACTCGACTTAAAGTAAGGGGTAGCGGTAGGTCTGTTCGTCTTAGATTTGAAGCTGAAGAGGGGAAGAACTTTATCCTACTTGGGTACTCTGTGCTTATTGGTGCAAATGCCCGCTTCTAAATCCTTTACAGCTATAGATACCAAGGACTACTCTATCCGTCTAGAATACAACGAAAGTTTTGTTATCTTGCACCTACCAAATATCGACAAGATGGACAAGGGTGTGTTTTTAGATATGAAGTTTAGGTTAGAGGATTGGTACGAGTTTTTTAAGACTGCTGGGTACGCGGGTATCTTTGCGGCAGTTGACCCAGACAACCAGAAGATACAGAAGCTCTTGAAGATGTTGGGCTTCAAATTAAAGGGATTCGCTGATAACATGAATGTTTACTTTTACGGAGAACTCTAATGGGTCCAGTAGTCGCAGTTATTGGTGCCGTAGCCACAGTAGGCGGCACTGTTATGGCTTACAACGCCCAAAAGAAGGCTGCTAAGGCTGCTCAGAAGCAACAGGACCTGTCTACCCAACGTAGTAACAGACAGGCCATCAGAGAGGCTCAACTACGCCGTGCTGCCGCTATTGCGGCGGGGGCCTCTATGGGCGCTCTTGGTGGTTCTGCTCTTGCTGGTGGTCTGTCTTCGCTAGGAGCACAGCTTGGCTCTGGACTAGGTTTCTCTAGCCAGATGAGCGGACTTTCTGCACAGATTAGCAAGTACCAACAAAAGGCGGAGATGTGGGGTTCTATAGCTTCTCTGGGCGGCTCACTGTTCCAAGCTGCTGGTGGGTTTAGTGCTTTTGGTTCCAGTGCCGATACTGCTGGTAAGGCTCCCACGGCGGCTCCTACGTATACTTCTCCTCATGCGGCTAGACTAGGATTCTAATGTCAATCTTTAAAGCCAAAAAAGAGCAGCCAGTAAACACTATCTTCAAACTCCCGGTTGATAACGCAACTTGGGATAAGGGTCTTCTTAGGTCTGAGTACGTAAAGGACTCTGCCAGCGTTCTGTACCCGCTAGTGGCTAAGAGCGATCCTACTGAAGTTCAGGCTTTTCTTGATGCTGGTATCATGGGTCCTCTCCAAGCTAGGGCAGAGGCCGCTACTGCTGAGAAGAGAAATGATATCTATACTGAGGTTATTGAGACCTCGGCTCTTAGTGAGAAAAGCCCAGAACAAGCACTAGCAGAACTAGAAACCCTAAGGGAAGACAATCCATTCCTCAAGGCATACGTCTCTCCTGCCGTTCTCGCAGCCCTCAAGCAAAGCGATAATCCTACAGCGAGACGTGCCGCTCAGGGTAAGCTTTCTAATATCCTTATCGCCGCTGAGATTCTAAACAATAAACTCAGTGAGTCGTCCACTAACTGGACAGATAGCACTCAGTTCACTAGGGATTTTAAGGATGCTATCCCAGGCGGCAACCTGTTCCTTGGGGATGCTGGTGGTGACTTCATTGATGCTATGCTCTCTGACCTTCCCATCGTCTCGGCATTCAATGTGTCTAGACGTAAAGAACTTAGTGATAAGTTTATCCAACTTCTAGACTCCAACGAAGACCCTTCTGTTCTAAGCAAAGAGTTTCAAGCTATCGTAGACGAAGCCGCCGATATGGGCTTCCTTACCGACGCTAACAGATTCTATATGGGCGACTTCATTGACCTTACCCTAGACCAAGGTAAAGGGTCTGCCCTAGCTACTCAAGAAGCATTTGCTGGCCTAGACATTCTTCTGTCTGCTGGTGCTCTGGCAGATGCCGGTAAGCTCATTGCCTTGGCTAGAGGAGGCGTTGAAGATACCTCTGCTGCCCTTATGAAGGGTGTGTTGAAGGATAACCCTGCTGGCGCTATTGACCCAGCCTATTGGCGTGAGAGCCTCTCTACAGTCGGCAGGACAGGCCCTAGAAGCCCTGTAGAGTCCGCTGCTGTCAAGAACGTAGAGATTGAACTACAGGCCCGTAAGGAGGCTCTAGACATCCGCCTAGCCTCTGGCTCGTCTATTGATGATGAGTTGTTTGACGCTCTTGAAGCCAAGATGACTGTTGAGGCTAAGAAGAGGGCTGCTGAGAGTGGTAACCTAAGGTATATCGACTCCGATCTTATTAAGGACGAGTTTGACAATATCTCCCTAGATGAGTTCTACGGGACTACTAAAGGTAGGGCGTTTACCAGCCAGAAGGCTGCTCAGATTTATGCTGACCAGATTCTTGGTGAGGTCGTGCCGGTAGCTGATGGCTCTGGCTTTATGGTCCGTAAGGCCACCAACGTTCCTACTGGTATCTACAGCCAAGGTGCCACTCCTAATAATATCATTGATGACTTAGCTCTTTATAGTCCACTGAATACTGATGAACTCGGTAAAGGATTCTTCGCCCATTTCGGGTCACCTCTTAGCCAGACTGACTGGAGCAACAATGCTGTCCTTAAACAAGGGGAGTTTGCTAGGTCTAAGGCTCTAGAGGTCATCGGCAGAGATGTCGAGAAGCAACTTAAGATTGTTGGTAAAGACGGTAAAGCTGCTGTAGAGAAAGTCTTCTCTGAGCTTAGGGACGGCTCCTCAGCCTCTATGAGGGAAGCTCCTACTGTGGCTGTTTTTGAAGACATGTTTCTAAAGGCTAATGGCCGTAAGGCTACTGACGCTGAAAAGGACCTTTACCGTATGGTCTTGTCTTGGAACGACACTGATTGGTTCCTGTCAGCAGACATGCACTTCAAACGCGCTGTAGAGCGTGGTATCGAAATTATTATCCCACAAGACGGTATCGAGGTTGGTGCCGTTAAGATTACAAACGTTGAGAGTGGGCGGCTTGTCTGGGATATAGACACTAAAGCCTACGTTGCGGCAGACACTCTTTCTGCCGACAGAAAACTCTACCGACTTGTTGAGCCTATGGAGTTTGACGGGAAGCTGCATGATCTTGTAGCCTCTGCTATTCCTAAAACTAGAGCACTAAAGCACACCGATGTTATGGGGTATAACGTTGGTGGGTCTCGTCTGTACGCCCCCAACAGGACTAACTTTATCGTTAAGCAGGAGACTGAAGTAGCTCTTGCCGATGGTACAGTTCGTAAGGGTACGCCTAGAACCCTTATGGTCACCAAGACCGAGAAGGAAGCTCTTAAAGCTGAAACTGAAATTAACACAGTTCTTAAGGCACTACATGCTAAGGTAGACCCTAAAGCATTCCATAATGCTGATGAGTACATTAGAACTGTTACTACCAAACATAATGATTCTGACCTTAACGACCTAATTGCTAGGAATAGTGGTTGGAATACTGACGTACATTCTATCGAGAATCTGGTAGAGTGGGCCACTGAAAATAACGTAGACCTTCGTAAGACCACTCAGTTTGTTTCTGATGGGCAACCTCTCCTAAAAGGAGACGATATGGTTGGTGATATCACCTTTAAAGATATCGCTGTATCCCCCGGTCCTCTGAAGATGGGGGACTTCCGTAAGGATCAGGTTCTTAAGGGCTACGGTGGTCAGAAGGTCCCCACTATTGCGCCATTCGAGGCTATCAATCACAGTCTTATGTCTAGTGTAGCCAGCCAGACTGAATTGGCCTACAGCACTAGAGCTACTATGAGACTCTTCAGAACAGCGTTGGAAAAGAACCTTATTCCTGCCGATAACATAGCTATGATCCGTAACATGCCTGTACGCCAGAAACTCAGGAACATGGTTATTGATACCGGAACCTCAGATGGTAAGAAGCTTGAACTAGAGCGTAAGAAGATTCTCTCCAGACTGGCGAAACAGCGTGGTCTTGACAATTTTTACCACAAGGCTAGAGAAGGGCTGGCTAATGTGCTTTGGGATAAGGGGTGGAAAGAAACAGCCAATAAGATTGACTCTCTTTCCGCTGATCCGGTAGCAGGCACTAGGGGCATCGTCTTTGACGCTTACCTAGGTTTAGGTGCTATTGACCAACTGTACGTACAGGCGTCCCAAATCTCTAACATCGTAGCTATGGCGAATAAGACTGTTGGTGTACAGGCCGCTAGTGTAGCCCCCTACTTCAGACTTACTGTGGCTAACGGACACAAGGCTCCTAGCGAGGTAATGGCAAGGCTCTCTAGCGGTGTACTCGGAATTACCCCAGAACAATTCCTGACTATGATTGAAACTTGGAAGAAGTCTGGTAAGGGTTACGTCCAAGGTTCTATCGCAGACCTAGGTTCTGACTCTGCTGGTAAGGTAGGCTTCCGTAAGGTCAGAGAGATTGGTCGTATTCCGTATACTGAGGGAGAAACCCTATCTCGTATTACAGCACACGTAGCAGCCTCGTTGGAGTATATCCAGAAGTTTGGCCCTAAAGCAGACCTATTAAGCCAACACGGCCAAAGATGGGTTACCCACCAGTCCGATATCTTTACCAATGGTATGTCCTCTTCTTCAAGGCACCCCGTCGAACAACTACCTATGATGCAGTTTATGTCGTATTCTATGCGTATGACTGAATGGTACCTTAGTGGTATTGCTGGCGGTAAAGGAGTCCTTAATGGAAAGCAGAAGGCTAAACTACTCACCTTTCAGCTTGGCCTATACGGTGCTGCTGCCCTACCATTTGCCGGGTACTACCTTGATTGGTATAACTTCCAGCATGGTACCGAGCTTTCTGAGGCGGATTACTACCAAGTAAGACATGGCCTAGTCGATAGCTTTATTAGGTGGACTACTGGTGTTGAGTCTGAGCTAGGCCGTAGACTTGCTTGGGGTGAAGGTGTGTTTAACACCATCCAAGATATCCAAGGTAACAGTCCTTTGGAGACTGCTCTCGGCCCCTCCTATAGCTTTGGTAAGACTGTCCTAGAGTCCACCTCTAAGCTTTTGTGGAACATGAAGGTCGGTGGAACCGATATGCTTGCTGAAGACGCTTTGGATGTTCTTAGGTCTATCAAATCTGTTAACCTAGGCTACAACGCCTATATGGCTATGCGATATGGTATCTACCAAACCAGACGAGGGGATGTCATTAGTGATAAGCTTACTGACGCTGACGCTGTTGCTATTGCTCTTGGTGTACCTCTAGGTGAGATTAATAAGGTGTGGCGTAATATCGAGATGACTAAAGCTGATAAAGGCCACTATCAAGACATCGCTAAAAGAGTTTCAGGTATCTGGCAAGACCTTTACGACGAACGTAGGCGTAATGGTACTGGTACTGATAGAGAGCGTAAGCTTATCTCTGCTTTAGAGACTGTCTACGCTATCTATACACCGTATGAAATTCAGCAGTTTGAGAGATACGTGGATAAGAGTCCTATCACGATGAATGAAGAACTAATGATTGAAATCTTGAAAAGAGAAGCTGCTAAAGGAGTCTCTGAATAATGGTATTCGCACCTAAACTAGAGGCTGGTGTCGCCTATAGCCAACCAGTACAAACTCCCAGCGCTATGGGAGCCTTAGCCAGTCTGTTCAACTTTGGGGCTGATACTCTCATCGAGTCTGCAAAGAACGCCCCTAAACCCACTGAAGGTGATAAGTTTGACGTTGCTATTGGTGAGTTTGTAAACAGCAAGGGTGGGGCCTTCTCTTGGGATAAGCGTTCGGCTAGAGAGTTTATCTTCCAGAACCCTCAGTTTGCTAACGAGATGAAATCCTACCTAGAGGGTACTGGTGTATTCGACACCCCTCAGGCTATAGCTGAAGATGCCTCCATGAAAATCTTCGAGACCCCGGAGGGGCAGCTTGCCGTAGCTACTGCGTCTAGTATGGAGCCGGAAGAACAACAAGCCTACCTATCTCAGTTTGCGACTACGTACGCACAACAGAATGCTGAACTAGCGAAGCTCCAGAGAGAAGCTGCCACACTAGAGGCTGCTGGCACACTGGACGCTAAGAGGTGGGACGCCCTTAAGCCAGTGTCTAAAGATACGGTGGATAGTACCGTCTCCACTGTGCTGGCCCCTATTGTGCAAGATGTCATGAATGGTAATAGTGTCTCTGTTCCAGAAGAGCTAAAGCAGCTGCTAGGTATTCGTTACGATACTGTAGACATGAATAACCTACCCGCTGTACTAGCCGATACTAAAACATTTCTTAGTAAACAGGCCAGAGGGGCTTATGTCAATAACTTCGGTGAAGACATCCTTCCTAGTGAGGAGTGGAATAAAGAAGTCTTTGGCTCCATCGACGGTCTTATCGAAGTTGGTAAGTCTATTGACAGCCCACAAGAGCGTGCTGCCGCTATGCAGGCGATCATTGAGTCTAAGGCTTTTATGCAGTTGGATGAGGCTGGTGTGGCAGTCACTCTAGAAATCATCAAGAGCCTACCAGAGCAATCCGCTGCTGAACTACTGGCCTTGCCGACACTCTATGGCCCTCTTAAGGAAATCCTAGCTAATGGCGGCACTCTGTTCTCCTCCAAGGAGATTGCTACTAATGCCGCTGGTCTGTCTATAAAAGAAGCCAAGGATGTCGCTACCGACACTATTCAGATTATCGACAAGGGCATAACCCCAGAGTTCTTTACTGCTTTCAAAGAGTCCGCTAAACGGTCTGGCTACAATGTAGTAGATAGTAATAGTTTCAAATCTATTATCGGTAACAACATTGAAGAGATTAAGAGGCTGTCTACTTCTAACCCTGAGTTCAGGGCTGAGATGGCCGACTTCCTTAACTCAGATATCCAACAGACTATCTCTGTTATTAACAGCAATCTAATTGCTGGTGTGTCTATTCAATTCGATGGTAAGCAGTTTGTTGTGGTTCCTGAGAAGGGAACCCTTGCGGAGCAAAAGTGGAATGACCCGTACAGACCTTATAAGCAGACCGCTGAGAACCAGCTACCTGATGGTCTTAACCTAGCTGCTCTCAATGAGAAGCTTGGTGCTCTAGGGCTTCTTGGTGATGTTGGTAAGGAAGTCCGAGAGTCTATCGGTATCTTGAATCAGACAGAATCTAAAACCGACACCCGTAAGGCCACCTCTAGTGGTGGTAGGGCTAGAGGTAGGAATAGTGGTAAAGGTACAGTAGATATCGGAGCTTCACTGGGTATTGATTTTGAGGCCTACGAGACTGAGGCTGGCCTGCCATTAGGATACCTCAACAAGCTTGCTATGATTGAGTCTGGTGGTAACCCTAGCGCCCAGAACTCTAGTAGCAGTGCTGGTGGCTTGTTCCAACAGATTGACTCTAACGCCGATGCCTACGGTGTGGTGGACAGGCTTGACCCGGTGCAGTCTACTGAAGGTGCTGTAGCCTTTGCTGTAGATAATATGGCTTACCTTACTAAAGTACTGGGTAGGACACCTACTGGTGGGGAACTCTATCTAGCACATCAACAAGGACCCGGTGGGGCAGCCAAACTTCTAGCCAATCCTGACGCCAAGGCTGTGGATATTGTTGGTATGGACGCTATCAACCTAAATGGTGGTAACGCCGAGATGACTGCCGGTGAGTTCGCCAACATCTGGATCAGTAAGTATAATGGTTCTAGAGGTGAGGTCGTAGGAAGCCCGGATAGGCCCGTAGAACTTCAGGTGGATACTGGTGCTGAGGGGATACCCACCACGCCTAATGCCGCTTCTAGGGCCAACACAGACGCTCTAAAGGGCAACGTAATCAGCTACGATAGCCCTGAGGTTCAGGAGCTTATCGAGATGTCCCAGAGTGCTCCTCAGGAAGTTGTTAAGATGGCTAAGGAGCTTCTATCTGGTAAGCCTATTGATCCTCAAGTTAAAGCCCTTATTGAAGCTCTAGTCAGAATCGGAGAGAAATAATGAACTGGAAGAAGGAAGGCACCAAGGCTGTAGATGCTACTAACAAGTCCGCCACTAAGTTCGGTAACATTGACCCGATTAAGAGACATGAAGGTCTGGTCCTTAAGGCTTACATGCCTACCCCTAATGACAAATGGACTATCGGATATGGTCATACTAAAACCGCCAAGAAAGGTATGGTTATTACTGAGGACCAAGCAGAAGCCCTTCTTCGTTCTGATCTAAGTTGGGTTGAGGACTGTATAAGCAGACTGGTTAAGACACCTCTTACACAGAACCAGTATGACGCGGTAGGTAGCCTAATCTTCAATATTGGTGAGGGTAACTTCTCTAAGTCCTCTGTCTTAAAAAGACTAAATGCCCAAGATTATCGTGGTGCTGCTGACGCCTTCCTTATGTGGAATAAGCAACGAAATAGAACTACCGGGCAATTAGAGGTCCTCAAGGGTCTGACCAGACGTAGGGAGGAGGAGCGTAAGCTCTTCTTGAATTAATGCCAGAAGTAGTTAAAGACGACCTTATCAACAGACTTATGGCTGGCGCTGTTATTGGACTACTTACTTGGAATATCTACACCACCCAGCAACTTACTATTGATATCGCAGTGCTGAAAGAGAAGATTGAGCGATTGGAGGAAAAGCTATAATGAAGACTCTTAACTATTTACTTGACTTCCTGTTGTTTATCGTTCCTATGTTAGAGCTAACCGAACTGGTGGCGGTTGTTCCTGTAGAGTATCTGCCTTGGTATATGTTGGCTACCGTAGTTCTACGAAGAGTTATCAGAACTCTAGAGGAGAAATTGAAAAGGAGTGCAGAGGGTGAAGTGGGTAAATAAATGTCTGAACCTTGTCTTGTCTCAAACGTGGCTCCTTGTGGCTGGTGCCTTTGGTGTGTTAGTGCTCGTCGTCAAGCTGATGGGGAGAAGGATCACCTCTTTGAAGACACAGACCAAGACCTTAGAGACAGAAGTGAAGAGAGCAGAGAGGATTCAAAATGTCGAGACTACTACTACTAGGGGTGATGCTATCGAGCGGTTGCGTAGCAACGGGGACCTCAGACAGGATTAACCTTTGTAACGATTTGCCAACTGTATCCGAGAAGGATACGGACCAAACTATTATTGAGGTAGACAACTTTAACGCTAAGTATAGGGCTGGTTACTGTGCCGAGTAGTAAGAACTATGTCAGAGATTATAAGAGGGAGTACAAGGTCTCTCATTCCTCTCCTGAGGAGAAGAAGAAGCGTGCTTCCCGTAATGCTGCTAGAGCTAAAATGGAGAGGGTCGGTAAGGTTAGTAAGGGTGACGGCAAGGATGTTGACCATAAAAACACCAATGCCAACGACAACTCACCCGGAAATCTTAGAGTAAGAAGCGCCTCTTCTAATAGAAGCTTCGCTAGAAACAAGAAGGCTGGTAAGAAGTAATGGCTAAGGGTCCGAGTTTAGGTCAGATTTCCTCCCCGGTATTTAGTGTAGGCCAGTTGAATACTGCCTTCTCAAAACTTGATACCGCTTTTCAGAATACCCTGTCTAGGGACGGCAGCACTCCGAACAATATGTTGTCAGACTTAGACATGGACTCCAATAGTATCTTGAATGCAGACAGCATTCAGGGTTCTTCTGTTACTGTGGAGAACGCCACTATCGGCGGGAAACTATTCAGCGGCACTATTGAGTGGCGTAGTGATTGGCTTACGGCCACCTCTTATCTAAAGCTTGATCTTGTCAGGTCTGGAGGTAATCTTTATATCTGCCAAATTCCCCATACGTCGGGGGTGTTCATGACTGATTTGACAGACTTGAAGTGGGAAATATTTATTGAGAACACTGAAGGACCCACCGGGCCTCCGGGCGATGATGGCCTCGGCCTCACTGACGGAGATAAGGGTGACATAACCGTATCCGGGTCGGGGTCTGTAATGACGATTGATGACGGGGTTGTCACACTCGCCAAGCAGGCCGACATGGCGACGGCTTCGGTCGTCTATCGTAAAACTGCTGGAGTAGGTGCGCCTGAAGTTCAGACACTCGCCACTCTTAAAACAGACCTTGGGTTAAGTGGAGCCAACTCGGGCGACCAGACCAGTATCGTAGGCATTACCGGTACTAAGGCTCAGTTTGATACGGCTGTTACAGATGGTGACATACTCTACGTTGGAGATGTAACTCAGTATACAGACGAGCAGGCGCAGGACGCCGTAGGGGGCATGGTTGACGCCTCCCTGACCTACGTGGATGGAACGCCACTACTACAACGGGCTGCACTTACAGGGGCGGTCACAGCTTCTGCTGGGTCTAATTCTACTGCCTTGGGCAGCTTCACCAAGGCTGAACTGACGGCGGCGGTATCTGACGGCGATCCGCTTTATGGCCCGGCTGGGTCCACCACTCAACTGCAATACAACAATGCGGGAGCCTTAGCCGGGGCATCTAG